CTGCGGGGATGCTTGACTGTGCAACCAGAGGAACTACACTGTTGTTATTCGAGCCGTCGTCCGCCTGGATGGCGGCTCGGCCGCGTCATCGGGGAGGCCAGCCATGTTGCACCGTCTCCTCGCCTGGCTCGCCGACCGGATCATCCCGGCCGAAGCGCTGCGCCTGCCCCGACGGTAGGGTCCGTCGTCATGAAGCGGGCGGCAGTGGTCTTGGCATTCCTCGTCGGGCTGGTGGGGTGCAGCTCCGGTGGGGGCGGCGGGCTCGGCTCGACCCACACGGTTGCATCCACGTCGACGTCAACATCGAGCACGAGCTCATCCGACACGAGCACGGCCACAACCGAGAGCAGCTATATCCAAGGGCTCAGGATGGAGCTCCGAATGAAGCTGTACCTCCAGGCCTTCCGCGAATACGACCTCACCGTCAACCCCGACAAGCTGTCCTGCTACGCCACCACCATCGTTGACCATCTGCCAACCAGCGCCATCAGGCAATGGGACGAGGACCAGCGCATCCCGTGGGGCGACAGCCGCGACCATGAAGCGCTGTCCAACCTGCAAGGCCAAGCCATCCGACACTGCGGCCTCACCAACGAGCCGCGCTCCTGACCGTGGGACCCAATGCCGGCAGACGAGGTGCACGCTGGCGCAAGCTCCAAGCCGAGCAGCGAGCCAAGCACCAACCCTGCTGGCTATGCGGCCAACCCATCGACTACCGCCTGGCCTGGCCCGACCCCGCCAGCTTCACCGTCGACCACGACCCACCCATTAGCCGCCAGCCAGCAGCAGCAGAAGACCCCGCATGCCTCCGCTCCGCCCACCTCGGCTGCAACAGCGCCCGAGGAAACCGCGACCCACGGCCAACGATCGGAACCGCGTCGCGCGACTGGTGACACCGCGGGCCGCCCGGAAAGTTCACAGGCCACACGCCTGGAGACCCGCCGACATTGACTTTTTCTCCCCCTGGTTGAGCGCAGGGGGGTCGTGCCTGAGGTGGTGATCGCATGGCGTCGGTGCTGGATGCGTTGAACGAGGCGGTCGCGGCGGCCACGCATCTCGGATCGGCGGATGCGCCGGCGGTCGAGGCGGCTCGTGCGTTGGCCCGCAAGATCGACGCGGCGGTCGAGACTGACAACGTGTCGATCCCGACGTTCCTCAAGTACTGCGATGCGCTCGGCTTCACGCCGGTGGGCCGGTCGAAGCTCGGTGAGCCGGAGGTGAAGGAGCCTGATGGGAAGCTCGCCAAGCTCCGTTCGATCCCGAAGCCGAAGGCGGGTTGATCTTCGGGGCTGTGAGGCACCGCGGATCGCGACGGCGCCGCTCCGCAAGTTGGAGCCACGGACGGCGGTGACCGAGAAGCGCACGCTCGGGTACTCGGTCATCGACTTCGCCCGCGAGATGCTCAACATCGAGTTGCTGCCGTGGCAGCGGTGGGCGCTGGTCCACATGCTCGAGTTGCTGCCCGACAACTCGCTGCGGTTCCGGACCGTGGTGCTGTTGGTCGCCCGCCAGAACGGCAAGTCGCTGCTGTCACAGGTGGTTGGCCTGTGGTTCATGTACGTCTACGGCGCCCGCCTGGTGCTGGGGACCGCTCAGGACTTGGACACCGCTGAGGAGGTGTGGCAGGGCGCCGTCGATCTGGTGATGGAGACCGACGACAACGATGAGCCGCTGCACCCTGAGCTGGCCGAACTGGTCGATCGGGTCGTCAGGGTGAACGGCAAGAAGTCGTTCAACCTCGTGTCGAAGGAGCGGTGGAAGGTCAAGGCGGCGACGAGAGGCGCTGGGCGCGGCTTGTCGGGCGACGTGATCTTCTTGGACGAGTTGCGTGAGCACCAGTCATGGGATGCGTGGGGGGCGATCACCAAGACGACGATGGCCCGGGCGATGGCACTGATCTTGTGCATGAGCAACGCGGGGGACTCAGCCAGCATCGTGCTGCGGCACCTCCGCAAGCTCGCGGTGACCGCGGTGGTGGAGCACGGCGCCGATCCATCCTTGCTCGCCGAGGTGGTCGAGGCTGAGCAGATCGTCGATGACGAGCTCGCGGCGTACGCCGAGAAGGGCATCGACGACCTGGAGGAGTTCCTCGACGGCGAGGACTCGCTGGGGATCTTCGAATGGTCCGCGGCGCCAGGTTGCGGGATCTGGGACCGTGACGGGTGGGCGCAGGCCAACCCTGCGTTGGGATGGACTATCACAGAGCAGGCGATCGCGGCGGCGGCCCGCACCGATCCGGAGTGGGTGTTCCGCACCGAGGTGCTGTGCCAGTGGTCGGCTGGGACGTTGAACGGCCCATTCCCGGCGGGGGCGTGGGAGAAGTCCTGCGACCCGGATTCACAGATCGGTGCTGATGAGCCGATCGGGTGGGGCCTCGACGTGTCGTGGGACCGCACGATGGCCTACGTCGGCGCCTGCGGGATGCGTGACGACAGCATGGCGCACATCGAGGTGGTGGCGCAACGGTCCGGCACGGACTGGGTGGTCGACTGGTTCACGGCGCGCCCGGATCGTGCTGCCCGCCCGATCGGGGTGCAGGCCAAGGGGGCGCCGGCATCGGGGCTGATCCCCGCGCTGGAAGAGGCCGGGTTGACCGTGGTGGGCCTGTCGGGCAGCGATCTGGCCGCCGCGTGCGGCGACCTGTACGACCGAGTGCGCGCCGCGGTTGGTGAAGGTGCGGGTGGCGCGGAGGTGCGTCACCGGGTGCAACCGGTGCTCGACGTGGCCGCGGCGACAGCGGCGACGAGGCCGCTGGGTGATGCGTGGGTGTGGGATCGCCGCAAGTCCCCGGCGGACGTGGCGCCCCTCGTCGCAGTGACCGCCGCGGCATGGGTTGCGTCTCGCGGCGACCGCCCCGGTGAGGACGCCGACTTCTACATGATCTGAGGAGGTGCCGATGGCTCCGTTGCTACTGCTCATCGGTGTCGCCTCGGCGGTGACCGGTGCGTTCATGGTGTCGATCCCGGCCGGTCTTATCGTCGCGGGCGTGATGCTCGCCGCGTCGGGCGCCGATCTGGGACGTGATCGCCGGTGAGTGTGCTGCGATCCATGTTCGAGCGTCGAGCACTGCCGACCCCGCCTGACACGGTGAACGACGGGTCGGGTTACGGGCAGCCCGGCATGGGCTGGTGGGACACCGGCATGGTCTGGAAGCCGGGCGCGGCGATGTCGACCGGTGAAGCGATGCGGCTCTCCGCGGTGTTCGCCTGCCTGCGCCTGCTGTCAGAGGCGATCTCGACATTGCCGATCGACACGTTCCGCCGCCAGGGAGGCGTGCGGACCGTCTACCGGCCCCGCCCCGCTTACCTCGACTTCGCGCCGCCGGGCATGTCGCGCATCGACTACTTGTCGATGGTGATGCTGTCGCTGCTCACCGACGGCAACGCCTATGTGGGTGTCGACCGCGACCCGCTCGGCACGATCCGCGGCCTGGTCGTGTTCGACCCCGCCTACGTCACCGTCCAGTTGATCGACGGGAAGGTGACCTACCGGGTGCAGGGCCAGGCGTTGGTGCCGTGGCTCGAGCTGGTCCACATCAAGGGCATGACGTTGCCGGGCGCGATCGTCGGCCTGTCACCCATCGCGTACGCCCGCGAGACGATCGGGCTCGGTCTGGCGGCACAACGGTTCGGTTCTGCGTTCTTCGAGAACGGCGCCCTGCCATCCGCGGTGATCGAGGCGCCGAACGGGATGAGCCAGGAGGCCGCCGACCGGTTCCGCGAGACATGGAACGCCCGCCACGGCGGTGTCGGGCAGGCCCAGCGGGTCGGGGTGCTGACCGAGGGCGCCACGCTCAACAAGGTGTCGGTGCAACCCGAGGACGCCCAGTTCCTGCAGACCCGCCAGTTCCAGGTGCCCGACATCGCCCGCATCTTCGGTGTGCCACCCCACCTCATCGCCGATGCGAGCAACTCGACATCGTGGGGCAGCGGGCTCGCCGAGCAGAACCTTGCCTTTGGGCAGTTCTCATTGCGGCCGTGGATCGAACGCATCGAGGACGCCCACAACCGGCTCCTCACCACCGACGGCCTGACCGACGTGTTCTTGAAGTTGAACCTCGACGCCATGCTCCGGGCATCGCTCAGGGACCGCTACGACAGCTACGCGGTCGGGATCACCAACGGGTTCATCACCGTCGACGAGGCCCGCCGTCTCGAAGACCTGGCGCCGCTCAGCGGGAGCGGCGCGATGAGTGACAGCCGCAACCTCGCTGAGGCGTTGCAGAAGATCTATCTCGCCGTCGGCAAGGTCATTTCCGCTGATGAGGCCCGCGAGATCTTGAACCGCGACGGCGCCGACCTGATCGGCTCGTCGCCTGTCCAGCCGACCCCAGCGCCCACAGGAGGTGCCACGCCATGACCACACCATCGGGCGCTGAGGCCCGCACCGTGACCCGCCCCGTCGAGCTTCGCGCCGACAACCCGACCGGCCCGGTCGCGGCCGGGTACGCCGCGGTGTTCGGGCGCCGCTCGTCGGATCTCGGCGGCTTCACCGAGGTGATCTCCCCGACCGCGTTCGACCGGTCGATCAGCCAAGGTGCCGACGTGGTTGCGCTGTGGAACCACCACGAACGGGACCTGCTGGGCCGTGTCGCCTCCGGCACGCTCAGGCTGTCCGTCGATGACGTGGGCCTCCGCTACGAGGTCTCCCTGCCCGACACCGACGTCGGCCGGAACATCACCGAGCTGTTGCGCCGCGGCGACGTGCGCGGCTCGTCGTTCGCGTTCCGCACCGTCGCGGACTCGTGGTACGAGGACCCCGACGACGGCGCCATCACCCGCACCCTCGACGAGGTCGCGCTCATCGACGTGTCGCCCGTGACGCGGCCCGCCTACCCCGACACGACCGCCGCGTTGCGGTCCCTCGCAACCCATCTCGGCCGCGAGGTCGAGGCGGTCACCGCAGCCGCCACAAGCGGCGAGCTGCGCTCCTTGTTCTCCGGTCTCGACTCGACCGGAACCGGCAGCACCGAGAGCGGCGACGACGCCCGGAATCCCACCACCGTCGTCCGCCCCAAGCACTCCGCGCTGCTGGCCTGACGCGCCCGCCTCACGGCACCGCGACACGACGAGTCACCCGTCCATCGTTGGGCGCGCACGCGCCCAGAAAGGGGACAGGCACCATGCCTACCCATCTGGAACTGGTGCGGGCGAACTACTCGCGCCGCTCCGACCTCCAAGGCGAGCTTCGCGACATCGACGACGCCGCCACCACCGACAACCGCGAGTACACCGACGATGAGACCGGCCGGATCGACGAGATCCGTTCCGAGCTCACCCAGATCGAGGGTCGCATCACCGCGAACCTCGAGATGGCCGAACGGAACGAGCAGATCGACAACGGCCTGTCCCGTCTCCTTGGCACGATCGTGGACCGCGACCACTCGGACCTGCCCGACACCCGCTCGATCGGTGAGCGGTTCGTCGAGAACTACGAGGGCTGGTTGACCGCGGGCGCCCGCGGTTCGTTCGGGGTCGACATGGACGGTGTGTCGCTCCGTGCCGTCACCGACACCACGACCGGCGCCACGTCCGGTGGTGCGTTCATCGTGCCCGAGCGGCTCGCCCGGGTCGGCCAGGACAACCTCGACCGTCAGGTGTTCCTCGTCGATCAGCTCCCGCATATCGCGATCTCGACCGGTTCGGTCGAGTACGTGCAGGACAAGAGCCCGCTCGCGGACATGGCCGACAAGGCCGCCGAGACCACCGAGGGCAGTGCGAAGCCGCAGGCCGGGATCACCACCGCGGTGGTGACCGAGGCTGCCGCGACGATCGCGGCGTGGGTGAACATCACCCGCCAGGTCGCCGCGGACGTCCCGCAGGTCCAGTCCTACCTCGACAACCGGTTGCGCTACAGCTTGCACCGCCGGGTGGATGGGCAGGCGATCGGCGGGAACGGCACCGCCCCGAACCTCAAGGGGCTCGCGAACCGGACCGGCATCGTCACCTATGCCCCGGCCACGGCGGAGGCCCGGAACGTGTCGATCCGTCACGCCATCACCCTCGGCGAGCAGGCCGAGGCGGTGTACCAGATCATCGTGCTCAACCCGGCCGATGCGGAGCTGTTCGACTTGTCGAACTCCACGACGGCTGGTCTGCATGCTGTGATGGACCTCGCCGGCCCATCGGCTCGCACCGCGTGGGGTCTCACGCAGGTGCGCTCCAACGCCATCGCGTCGGGCACGGCGCTGCTGGTCGACCCGATGGCCGTCGGTGTCCTCGACCGTCAGGCGCCCACGGCGTACATGACCGACAGCCATGCCTCGAACTTCACGAGCAACATTCTCACGTTGCTGCTCGAGGCCCGAGTCGGTCTGGCGCTGTTCGACCCGAGCGGCGTCGCGAAGGTCACCTTCAACGGCACCGTCTGATCGGTCATCGAACCAAATTCGTGTTGCCCGTCTCGTCCTACTGGGGTGCGAGGCGGGCAACACACACACACCCATCACCGGGAGGCACCAATGGCAAGGAACGAGGGCGTGTGGATCGACACGCGCACCGGGCAGGTCGTCACGGCCGAACCCGAAGAGGGCGTGCTTCTCGCGGCGCCCGGCGCGGAGCTCACCCCCGACATCGAAGCAGCGATCGAAGCCGCCAAGGCCGCGGCGCCGGCTGAGCCGAAGGGCAGGGCCCGCAAGGAGACCGCAACCGCGAAGGCGGCGACGGAGACCCGCGGCTGAACCGATGCGAGTCCTGGTCGGTTCTGACGCGGAGATCCTGTCGCCGGTGTTCGTCGCAGCGGATGGAGAGACCGCCGTGGCGGCGGACGCCACCCCGACCTGCACCGTTGCAGACGGCGCGGGCACCGCCCTTGCCGCACCCCTGGTCATGGCCGTGGAACCTGGCCTGTATGCCGCTGCGCTGACAGCGGCAGCCCACACGGCCGCTCTTGACACGCTCACCCTAACTTGGTCGGCGACGGTGTCGGGGAAGGTTCAGCGCACCATCCAGACCGTCGAGGTAGCGGGCGGGACATATGTGGCACTGTCGACACTGCGGCAAATCCCGGCGCTCGACAACGCCGACAAGTTCTCGACCCTCACCCTGCGTACCGCCCGCGAGGAGTTCGAGGACATCGCTGAGCACTACCTGGGCGTCGCGTTCGTGCCCCGAGCGGCACGCGAGACCATCATCGGCACCGGCCAATGCCACCTGATGTTGGGCTGCCCGATGCCCCGACTCATCCGATCGTTGACCGTCGACGGTGTCACCATCGACGTTTCGACCGTCGAGCTCGCCGAAGCTGGGTGGATCACCCGGGACCAAGGCTGGGCGCGAGGCGCAGTGGTCGACATCGTCTACGAGCATGGCTTCGACACGCCGACCGGCCCGATCGTGCGTGCCTGCATCGAGTTCGTTCGAGCCGGGTTGCTGCAATCGGCGTCGGGCCTGCCACGCAACACCATCGACGTGAGCTTCGACGGATTGTCGCTGCGGGCGTCCACCGCCGACATCATGCAGCGTCGACCCACCGGGTGGTTGACCGTCGACGCGGCGCTCAACCAGGCGCCGAGCTTCGCTGCCCCGGCGGTGGCCTGAGGTGGCCACCGAAGATCAACGCTGGTCCATCATCTCAGCGGTCATTCAGCTGTGGGCACAGGCCGTTCCCGAAGTCGACTTCCAGGACTGCTGGACCGTTGAGGGCGGACCCGAGTTGGTCTTCCCCGGTGAGATCGAGGGCACTCTCGACGTTCCGACCATGCGAGCCGACCGTCACCAACGTGACGACATCTTCTCCGTGACATGGGAGATCCGGGCCGGGCTGCCCGCACAGACCGCCGCCGAAGCCCGCGCCCGGTTCGGCGAGATTGCTGGCGCGCTCGATTCCCTGTTCGCCGATGCGTCGACGCTCGACGACCTCAACTCGATCGTGCAGGCCGGCCACCCCATCGTGCAGCGGTCGTTCACCGCAGCAACGGACGAAGGCGTCATCACCTATGGCCAGATCGAAACTACGTTCCACTGCCGCTACCAGTGAATCGAGGCGACCAATGAAGTTCCGTTTCGACGGCTCTGAGCCCGTCGACATCCCCGCCCTCGGCCTTGCCGACGTGCAACCCGGCGACGCGATAGACGTGCCTCCCGATGCCGCCGATGGCTTCCAAGCCTCGCCTGAGTGGAGCGCCGTGAACAACCCCAGGACCAAGCCCAAGGCCGCCAAGCCCAAGGCCGACCACACCGGCGACAAGCCGAACAGCAAGGAGTCCTGATGCCCGCATCCCCACAGCTCGGCGTCGCCGAGGAGACCGTTTACGGCACCTATGTCGCGCCAACGGTCGGTGTGCCGTTCCTGACCGAGTCATTGGCGTCGAGCCTTGAACGGCTCGAGTCGCAACAGTTCATTGCTGGCCGGCGTGTCCTCACGTCCGGACAGTGGAACGGCGGACGCAACACCGTCGCGGGCGACATCAACATGGAGTTGACCGACCGGGGCCTGTCGCTGCTGTTCAAGCACATGTTCGGCGCGATCACGACAACTGGCGCTGGTCCATACGTGCACACCGCGACACCCGGCGACATCGACGGCAAGTCGTTGACGTTCCAGGTGGGCCGGAACGCGGTCGATGGAACCGTGTATCCGTTCAGCTACAGCGGCTGCAAGATCACTGAGTGGGAACTGGCCTGCGCGGCTGGTGAGATCGCCACGCTGGCGCTCACCATCGCCGGACAAGCGGAATCGACTGCCCAGACGTTGGCCACGCTGACCTACCAGACCGGTATGCACCCAGTGAAGTTCAACCACGGCTCGTTAACCATCGACGGCAACGCCGTCGACGTGACCTCGGCGAAGGTGCATGCAGCGAACAACCTTCAGGCCGATCGGTTCTTCCTTGGGTCGCAGACCGCGAAGGAGCCGAAGGAAGGCACTGCTCTGCGCGACTACACATGGGAGGCGGAGGCCGAGTTCACCGATCTCGATCTCTACAACCTGTACACCGATGGCACCGAGGCAGCGTTCGTCTTGAACTTCACCGTTGGCGCCAACAGCCTCGTCATCCAGGGCAACGTCCGCACTGACGGCTCCACGCCGGCGGTGGCGGACCGCAGCATCATCAAGCAAACCGTCAACGGCAAGTTCATCGCGTCCGGCGCGACGGACGACACGGCCATCAAAGCGATCATCACCGACGGTGTCGCGACGCCCTGATGGCCGCGCTGACCGGTTCGGAGACGGTCAAGATCATTGGCCTGAAGGAGTTCCGAGCAGCGCTCAAGGCCCTCGACTCGCAGTGGCCCAAGGAGCTCACGAAGGCCAACAAGACGATCGCCCAGCGGATCGCAACCGAAGCGCAAGGCGACGCCGGCCGTTACGGCCGCATGACCGCCGCGTCCGCCAGGTCGATCCGAGGGACCGCATCGCAGACCGCGGCGAAGATCGCGTTCGGTGGAAGCCCGCCGTTCGCGCTCGCCGGGATCATGGGCGCGAAACGGCACTCCGGCTGGTACGCGACCCGCGGCCACAACCGGTCGCACACCCCGCAGTTCCCGGAGTGGGTCGGCAACGCCTGGGAGGTCGGCGGATCCGGCGGACCCCGTGGCGTGAATGACGCGATCCGCCAGAACAGGGACCGGATCGTCGACTGGTACGGCGTCACCCTCGGCGAGTTGGCGTCCCGAGCGTTCCCTGACTGACCCATCGGCCGTCAGTCATCCTCAAACCCCAGGAGCAACACGATGGCTAAAGCACCGCGTCCCGGCGTCAACCGGAAAACCGAGCAGATCGACCGCGCTGAAAAATTCCACGTCCGCATCACCGTCGACGGCACGATGCACGAGTTCTGGCCGACCGAGATGTCCGCGCTCGATGTGGTCGAGATGCGTCGCCAGGCCGGCATGGGCGTGCAGGAGTTCATCCGGGCGATGACAACCGATCCCGACGTGCCCGAGTTCGCGGTCGTGATCTGGCAATCGCGCCGCCAGAACGGCGAGCCGCGGCTCCGTTTCGAGGAAGTTGCGGCCGGCCTCACCACCGACGACTTGATCGTCGCGCTCGCTGGCATGGCCGACGCGGCAGAGGATCAGGACGACTCGTCGAACGCGGAGGCCGATAGGACGGGGGAAGCCTGAGGCGCATCCTGCGCCCGCTCCTACCCACGTTCGCTGCCCAATTCGGCCTCCATTGGGCGGACATCAAGACGATGCCCCTAGCCGAACTTGCCCACTTCCTGCCACACCTGCTGCCCGGCGAGGAAGCCAAAGACGACCGCGTCGATCTGTGGCACCAGATCCTGACCGCCGCGGGGATCGTCGGCGCGGATGACTGAACCCGAGGAGGTGACGGCCAGTGGCCACCAAGAAGCTCGAAGTCATCATCGCCGGGAATGCAACCGACGCCAAGAAGGCGTTCCAAGACCTGTCCTCGAGCGCGGAGAAGTCGGGCAAGAAGACCGAGGCCGCGCTATCCGGCACCACTAAGGGCATGACCTCGGTCAAGAACCTCGCTGCCGGCCTCGCGGTCACAGCTTTCTTCACCACCGCGATCTCCGAGGGGCAGGAGTCGCAGAAGACGATGGCGCAGGTGAAGGCCGTCATCAAGTCGACCGGTGGGGTCGCCAACGTCACCGCCGGCCACGTCAACAACCTGTCGACCAGCCTGTCGAACCAGGCCGGAATCGACGACGAACTGATCGCACGCGGTGAGGCAATGTTGCTCACCTTCAAGAACGTGCGCAATGAGGCTGGGAAGGGCAACGACATTTTCGACCGTGGCACAAGGGCCGCGCTCGATATGTCGGTGGCCTACGGCCAGGATCTTCAGTCCAGCGTCATCCTCGTCGGCAAGGCGCTCAACGACCCGATCAAGGGCCTGTCGGCCCTGACCCGCGTCGGTGTCACCTTTACGGAGCAGCAAAAGGAGCAGATCAAGACACTGGTCGCGTCGGGCGACACGCTCGGCGCCCAGAAGATCATCCTGAAGGAGTTCGAGTCCGAGTTTGGCGGTCAGGCCGCCGCGCAGGCCACAGCGCTCGACAAGCTCAAGACAACGGTCTTGAATTTCGCCGAGGCGGTGGGTGGGGCGGTCATGCCGGTCGTCAACCTGCTGTCCACCGCTGGAGGTGCCCTCGGCAACTGGTTCGACAACCTGTCGTCCGGAGTGCAGAAGACGATCGTGTTCGCCGCCACGGGCGCTCTCGCATGGCTCAAGTTCGGCGACTCGATTGGCAAGATCGTCGGCAACGTCGCCTCAGCAGGCAAGGCAATATTCACGTTCGCAGCGAACGCCTATGCATCGGGCGGGGCGATCGGCCTCCTCAGCACAGCCATGACGGGGCTGACCGTCGCGGCCGGTGTCGCATTCATCGCCATGCTTGCCTTCAACCATTCGGGTGGCGGCGTCGCGAAGACAGTCAAGACCATCGCGGATGAGGTGAACAAGACCGGCCGCTCACTCGACCAGGTCTTCTCCGACCGTCTCCTTGAGTCCCTTCACAACACCGATTTCGGGCGCGGGCTCGCTGATGGAATGCACAAAGCCGGCCTCAGTGTCCAGGACCTGCTCAGTGCCGTGAAGGCGGGCGATCCCGGCATGAAGGCATTCGCTGGCCGGCTCCGAGCTGTGGGCGTCGATGTCGATTTCGGCAAGAAGGGGCTGCAGGCCAACCAGGTCGGATTGCAAGCCCTTCTAGCCGAATACCAGGGATCCCAGGACGCAATCTTCACCTTCAAGAAAGCGCAACACGAGACGGCGCTCAGCACCCAGGAAGCCTCTGACGCGGTTGACGACCTCTCCAACTCGATCAAGAGCTACACCGACCTCATCTTCGGCATCCAGGCCAGTCAGGACAAGGTCGACGCAGATATTCAGGATCTCGCGGATTCCGTCGCTGAGGCTGCGAAGTCTGGCGTGAACCTCAATGCGGCACTCGATGGCACAGCACCGACGATGGGCAAGGCCGGCGAAGCTGCACGCGACCTCCGCGAAAAGTATCGCACCCTCATCGAGGATGAGGGTGAACTGCTCGTCGCGAACTACCGGACAGCGACCGCGAACGGCAAATCCGCTGAAGCGACCTCCCAGCTTGCGGGGGCAGCCGTCGGAGCATCCGCGAAACTGCACGATCAGATCATCGCTCAGGGCGGGACGGCCGCAACGGCGAACACGGCGGCAGGCCAGATCTGGCAGATGATCAGCGCCGCCGACAGCGTGCCAGCCGGCAAGTCAACCAAGGTCCAGGTCACTGGTGCTGCGACAGCAATGGCGTGGCTCGCGGGTGTGGCGGCGGCAGCCGCAGCGATTCCCAAGGTGAAGACGATCACGGTTAAGGCTGATATCAACTCGGCGCTAGCTGGGATCAACGCCGCTCACTACGCGGCGGGCCACGCCAAGGGCGGCCTCCTCGACGAAGGCTGGAACATCATCAACGAGCAGGGACCTGAACTGCTCCACAAGCGGGGTTCGACTGTGCAGGTTCTTACTGCGGACCAGACGCGCGGCGTGATGTCTGGGGCAAGCCGGTTCCCCGGCCCCACGGCAGCCGTCGGATCGGGATCGACAACGATCATCAATATCAACGCGGCGGTGATGACCGTTGACAACGCCACAGAGGAGATCCGCCAAGCGCTGCTCCGCAAGCAACGTCGCTCCGCCCAACCGATCCTCCCGGGTGTCGCGTGAGCTACGACGCGCCAGCGATCAAAGTGCTGCTGTACCCGGGAAGCCCGGCCGGGGCGGAGGGCACAGGCATCGACCTGTCATCGCGGCTGCGGTCCTTCGCGATCCAGCGCGGCAAGGACCAGGAGCTCTCGGAGTTCCAGTCCGGCACTGCATCGCTGGTGCTCGACAACACCGACGGGCAGCTCGACTACAAGATGCCGCTGTCGATCGCGGCCAGCGCGGGGATGGAGTCACGGATCAGGATCTACGCGGTGCGCCCGCTGGGTGGCACCGACGAGATCTTCAACGGCTACATGACCGATGGCTTCAAGCTGATCACCGAGGGCCTGTCGCATGACGCCATCGCCACCGTTGACCTGGTCGACTGGCTGGGGTGGGCGTCAGGCCAGGACATGCCATACATGTTCGAGGCGGTCATGCGTTCCCAGATCGCGACAGCGCACGGCCTCCCGGGGACCTGGCTGACCGGGCTGAGCCCCAAGCCGTGGTTCGCAGGCGGATCGTTGGTCGACAACATCTACCAGCCTGGACCCCCGCCCATCTCGGGGGTCGGCATGGAGGTGCTTGCCGGGTCACCGGCGGAGGGATCGCCGATCATGCCCGGCTCTGACATTGCGTCGGTGGCGATGGGTCCGAACACGGTCCTGACACAAAACGATTTCACGGGCGGCACGCCGTCGACGTTCATGGTGTCATTCCGGATCACGGGCACGCCGACGAACGGGACATGGGTCGTGGTGGTCCGCCAGACCGCCACGACCACCTCGACGTTGGTCCAGACCTTGCGGGTCACCACGGCCGGCGGTCTGCAATTCACGGTCTACGACGCTTCCGGCGCCAACCCGGTCACCGCGACGGTCGCGGCCCCCGCGGCGGGTGGACGGTTTGACGACGGCCGATTGGTGTGCTGCATCTGCATCGTGCAAGCGAACCACGTCGAGCTGTGGGTTCCGTCCGACGGCGGCGCCGGTAGCACCACGCACGCATCGTCGGGAACGCTGGGTTACGCCCTCGTCTCTGGTGGCGTGGCGCAGCTCGGCACCAACGGAACGCAGGACACTTTTGAGGTGGCCGAGTTCGCGGCCTGGAACA